TTATTATTTATTTTTATTAATTATTTTTTAATAAAAATATAATTACCATTTTGTTTTTTTTACACTAATTTTTTGTCCTGCGCCACGTTTTTTTACTGAATTTGGATCATATTTTTCTTCTTCATCATCAGAATTACATCCTTTAGATAGTTCCCAAAATTCTTTTGAACCTAATTTAAAGTCATTATGATTTTCTGCCTTATACCAAAATACTTGGTCTTGTAATTTATTTGATTTTGAATTATTATTTATTACCAAGCACTCATAATTTTCAGTACATTGGTCCATTACCTGACAAAATGACTCAAATGTTGGAAACATTCCAGCATAATTTTCATAAATTCTTTTTCTATTCGCAATATAATTCTCTCTTAAAATAAAAACAAAGTCTATATTTGTTCTTAATGTTGGAGGAATACCTAACGGATATTGCATTGTTATCACTAACATAATTTTCCAATGTCTCATTTATACCATTCTCCATCAGCTATTTATTTCTGATATCATTAAATCTATACTTTTTAAATGGGTATAGTATCTTCTCAGATAGGATTAGACTATATTTTAAGCCTTCATCAACGTTGATTAAACGTTTCTGGCCCACGAGCATTTAGTCGTTGAACAATCATCATATCCTTATCATTATCAACATTTAAAGTTGAAACGGACTTAGATGACTAGCTGCGGGTTGTCTCTATTTTATACCTTTTTACTATACCTTATGTGATTAGCATAAGCCATTATAATATTTCTATTATAATTTAGTAGTATAAACCTAACAAGATGTCTCCGCAATTTGGACGTGTCGCAAATTATAAATATCATAATTCACTAGCCATTTTTTTGAATGACTTTTAGGCAAACAATTCACCGTTCATAAATAAAAGACGCATTAATTTATCTCGCGTCCAAGTAGCATCATACAAACAATCATCTAAAATTACAAATGCTCTGGGGTCTATTGAGCTTCGTTTAAATGTCTCCATTTCCTTTTTTACTTGTTTTAAAACAGTTCGCTGTCTTTTTAACACATTTTCTATAATTGCCGTGTTGTACTCATTATGGATAAATAATTTTGGAACCATTTTGGTATAAAATCCGTTGCCCTCTTCTGTGCCTGAAATTACTGTTCCTATTGGAATATCTTGGTGATAATAAAGTAAATCTCTTACAAGAAATGACTTTCCAGTATCACGTTTTCCCAATAAAACCACGACAGGTCCTTTATTTTCGTTAGGCTTAAAGCTAATAGATTTCATATCAAATTTTTTTAATTCTAGCGACATATATTATATTTGACTTTTTTTAATAAAAAAAATACGCATTTAATTTTTATGATTTTAAAATTATTTAAATTTATTTAAATATTTTGGTTATAAAATAATTGAATTATTTCTAGCATTTTATCTGTTTTATTTTCAGGTTGAGTCCAATAATTAATTTGTTCTTTTAAACATTCTAAACGATTATTCCATTCTTTTTTATGGACTATTTTAACAATTCCAGTTATTTTTGTAATACTCCAACAAGACCTTACACGCTCATTATTTATATCAATATAATCGTCTGGATTAAACCTAATAAATATAATAGGTCTATGTCCTAAATCTTGAGATAGTTCCATTAATCTTTTATTTTCACAAGAGCAATCATATTTACTATGCTGGTTTTCATCTACTTCTACAATAATAATTTGATAACCTAAATCAAGCAATAAATCTGGACGCTTGGAAGAACACCCATCTTGAATTTTTTTATCCGCAAACCAAGTAAAATTTGGAAATAATAATTGAACGAATTCTACTACGGCAAATTCTTTTGTTTTATAATTTTTAGCTACAGGTCTATCCGGAAAATTATATATAAAACATCTTAAACAAAAACCTTCAAATTTTTCTTGAGGTCTTGTGCTACATAAATGAGTCTTACACGTTTTATGAACGACATCAATCATATTATCTTTTTTACATTGAAAACAATGTTTCGCGTTTAATCCTTCAAAATTATAAAGTGGTTGAGATGTTTTACAATAACATAATTTATTTCTACTTACCATACCATTTAATTTACAACTAACACAATATTTTGAAACTAATCCTTCAAAATTAAAACTGGATTGAGCTTTTCCACAAAAGCACAAATCGTGATTTACATCTATCATATCATCTGTTTTACATTTCGAACAAAATTTTGGTTTCAAACCTTCAAGATTGAAATTTGGTCTTGAACCACACAGACATTTTGGATTTCGCATATCAATCATATCAGGCAATTTACATTCAAAACAATATTTAGGTCTTAAACCTTCGTAATTATAATTTGGACTTGTTAGCTTCTTACAAAAGCATCTCTCATCTACAACGTTAGACATATTTGCACTTTTACAAGAATTACAAAATTCTGCCTTTAATCCTTCAAAATTAAATGTAGGTCTAACTTTACCACAAAAGCATTTTTTTCTATGAGTTTCAATCATACCTGCTTTTTTACAAGAAACACAGCATAATGGTTTCAATCCTGGAAAATTCCATCTAGGTTGAGAATTATTACATTCACATTTTTTATTTACAACATCTACCATATCAGGCTCTTTATGAGTCGCACAATATTTTGCCTTTTCACCCAAAATATTAAAGGTAGCCTTTTTAGTACAATTAGAGCAAATAGTCATTTTTATTTAATTGAAATAATATAATATAAACTATTTCATTTCAATTTTTTAAAAAAGTATATTTAACAATAAATAAGTTTAAATAATATGGAATTTATATATTAAATAGCTAATGATGGTTGACCTAAATTATCAAAAGAGGAAAAACGTAGAACTTTTCAAAAGTTTAGAAGATTCCGAAAGCTTGTTTCTCTCTAAAACTCAGAATTACATTCCAATTTATAAAAGATTCTTTGAGCTAAATGATACAAATTGGAACAGTATTAACCTAAATCATAAATGGTACATTTCAAGTATTAAGGAAGGTGATGAAGAAAATAGTAATCTATTTAATTGTAAAATTAAAAATATTAATACACAAAAAACAAAAGAAAAAGATGTATTCTTTAAACTAGCACCTCTTTTGGACCCATATAAATATTTAATTGGAAAATATGATATTAGTAATAAAGATTTATTTAATTTACCTGATATAAATTCTGATGAATCGACAGTTAATTCAAAATTTTTAGACCAAAATAATTCAGCATATGTTGATGGTTTTTTTATATATTTAACTAGTAATTTAAATCACACACACAATTTTTTACACGGATTAGATTATTATGGGTCATTTCTTTCTATTAAAAATAATTTTAAACTAAATGTATTTGATGACCTAGAGTACTTAACAAATTCTGATTTTTTTAATAAAAATAAAAATGTATTATTTGAAGTTAATAACTACGACCACCTTTTTCAAGATGAAAATAAAAAGAAAAAACCAATAAAAATTGAATATAATTCAAGCGAAAAATCTAATTTATCAATAAAATCATTTAATGAAGAAATATTTGAAGAAATTTTTGAAAATAATGAATTAAATGCTGATAATTTAAAAGAGTTAAGTAATGACGACTTAATTGATATGACAACTTCAAATCTTCTTGAAAATAGCAATAGCTCTAAAATAACAACAATTAAAAGTAGTTCTACGTGTTCATCAAGAACTTCTCATACATCATCAGAAAATAGTGATGATAATGATTCCGAAGAAAATGTTTCTGAAGATATAGAAAATGAAGAAAATGAAGAAAATGATAAAAAAGAAGATAATGAAGACTGGGAAGATGATGATACTAATACTGATATAGAAGAAACAATTGAAGCTACAATTCCACAGTTTCCCGTACAAGTAATTGGTATGGAATACTGTGAAAGCACATTTGACGACCTTATTTTATCTGATGAATTAAAAGATGAAAATGAATGGTTTTCTGCTTTTATGCAAATTATTATGATTCTAATTACTTATCAAAAAACTTTTGCGTTTACTCATAATGACCTTCATACAAATAATGTAATGTATAATACTACAGATAAAAAATATTTATATTATTGTTATAAAAAAAAATATTATAAGGTACCGACATTTGGTAGAATATTTAAAATAATAGATTTTGGAAGAAGTATTTATAAATATAATGGAAAAATATTTTGTAGTGATAGCTTTCAAAATGGTGGGGATGCTGCGACACAATATAATACTGAACCATATTTTAATGATAAAAAACCTAGATTAGACCCAAATTATAGTTTTGATTTATGTAGATTAGCGTGTTCTATATTTGATTATTTAGTTGATGATTTAGATGAAGTTAAGGACCTAGAAAAATGCGACCCTATAAAAAGATTAGTAACCGAATGGTGTTTAGATGATAAAGGTATTAACTTATTATATAAAAATAATGGTGTGGATAGATATCCAGATTTTAAATTATATAAAATGATCGCCAGATTTGTTCATAAACACACTCCGGTTGATCAGCTTGACCGTAAAGAATTTAGTAAATTTATTGTGTCTAACAAAAATATTGGGAAAAACGAAACTATAATTAATATTGATGATTTGCCATCATATCATTAAAGTAATAATTAAATAGTAATGTACATTAAAATATAATATTTTATAATAATATTATATGTCAACTTATGGATTTATTATTACAAGACATGTTAATTCAGAAAAAACTAACAAATATTGGAATCAATGTATAAAACTTATAAGAACATTTTATCCTCTTTATAAAATTGTTCTTATTGATGATAACAGCAATCAATGCTTTATAAAAGCCGAACATGAATATTCTAACATAACTTATATTCAATCAAAGTATCCAGGAAGAGG